TTAGGCAATTCTTATCCAAGGACTAGTGTCTCCTGAAAGCCTCCTATATGCAACATATCTTCTAACTCCGCTCCATGAGATATAAGATATCCACCTGTAGCCGTCTCCCTCATAAACTGAGTCATAGTAGATTTTTTCTCCTTTTCCGTATTGAGCCACTACTGGAGCCTTTGTACTAGGAGCTGACCTTACATTGCATATCGCTTCAGTTACTCCGTACCAAGACTCATTCTTTATCAATCCAGAAGGCTTGCTTTTGAGACTTATTTTTTGACTTACTTGTTTATCATCTCCCACAAATCTTAAAACTGATGTCCAAGGATAATTGTAGTACCAGCTAGTGCATATCTCCCTGCCTGTCTGATCGCCTGTGTTTGCTCCTACTATATCTCCATATTCATCTATTTTAGCTCCAACAGTCTTACCATCACCAATATATATTTCAGTATGATGGTAGGAATTTAGGAGGATATCTCCTCTTTGTAGTCCTGATCCATTGCTTAAATTGACACTGTTAGTTACATCTTTAAATCCACATTTAATAAATGGAGTGTACATATTGCCTGTGTAGGTCGCTCCCTTAGTCTTTACTGGGATACCCGCCCACTCACAAACAGAAATAACTAAGGACGAACAGTCAAAGTCTGACCATGTGTTAGGTCTTCCCCATCTAGAGTATTGACTATATCCGTGCCTGTTATCGTTAGCTATATTTATTGCACTTTGTGTATATGTTTCTACTTTCCCCATTATTTACTCTCCTTTTGTCTTTTTACTTCATCTTCTAAGGCTTGGTTAATGTAGTCATTTAAATCTCCATAAGCTTTGCCTAAAATTTCTTTAGATTCATTATCCAAGATCTTTTCAATGGACGCTTTCGTATCATTCCATGCTTCTTCTTGGGAATTTCTATCAAATTTCCCATTTTCCTTTAGCTCCTTTACATAAGTTTGGTTAGTAGCTCCAACACATTTGCTTATTATATCCAATAACCTAGCTACTGCATCTCTAACCTTATAGTTTTCTATTGAGTTTATCTTTTCTTTGCTCAAATTACCTATATAAACAAATAGGTTCGCTAACACTAGTATTCCTACACTTGTTAATACTTTTACTAAAATATCATTCATATTTATCTCCTTGTGATTTTAAAAGGACTAGATTTTCTCTAGTCCCCTAACGTTTTAAACTTCTTACTTCTTCCTTGATTTCTTCTGCCATTGCTTTAGTTGCCAATTCTTGTGTTGTAGAACGTAATAAGTCAATCTTATCATCTATCTTATCAACTCTCGCATTTAGGTCATCAAAACTTTGTCTTGTATCGCAAGAATGTTTACTCAAACTTGTTTCGTGCAATTCCAACCTTGACGTGTTTTTTGCAATTATTTCCGTTAGTTTATCGTTTATCTCATTACTTCTTTCAAACTGCTTGTCTTGATTTTTTTGCCAAGTTCTTTTGTCTGAAATGTAGAAATATAAAAATAAACCTGCTATTACTATTAATATTCCATACTCGCTAATTGCTTTTGCTAATCCAAACACAATTTTCCCACTTCCTTTCTACTATATAAAAAAGAGAGTTTTCACTCCCTTTCTTATTGTGTTACTTCTTCCCAACCATCAGCGTATTGGTCTGGACTAAAGGTATTTGAGTCTATCTTAGATTGATATACTTTTCCATTAAATAAAACTTTATCTCCCTTATTATAAGCGTCATGAGCCCCTGTAGGTTGTTTAAATTCTGCTACTACTTCTGTTACTTCTCCAGCTCCATTTGTGATTTTCACGTTAAGAAACTCCGTATATAAGTTAGGTGTTGATGATGGTATCCATGTAGTTTGGCTTCTATGCTCTTGTTTAACTTCATACACCTTTCCATCAAAGGTGAATTTATCTTTTTCTTTATACTCTTTACCAATTTTGTATTCTTCATACCTAGATAAGATTTCTTCTTTTTGGTCTTTCGACAAGTCTTTAGCAAGTGTGATGGTCTTTAGTATAGACTTGATTGATTGCTCTTGCTCTTCTTGTCTTTTTGCTAAATCTTCTAAAGCCTTTGATGGGCTAAATTCTCTTGCAAGCTTGCTAATCGCTCTTTGCTCTAAGATATCATCTTCGACGTTTGTCAAATCTCCGCTGAAAGATACGACAAAATCTCTGTAAGGCTCTTGTAGAGTCAACCTTACCTTAGTTTCATCTGTTCCTGTGTAGTATGCTTTTTGTATTCTGTACATATGTGTACCTCCTTAAAATTTTTTATAAAAAAGAGAGAGCGTGTCCTCTCTTTCTTAGCTTTTGTATTGTTATCCGACTTTTGTATTTAAGATATTATCTTATACCCTGTAACAATCTTATCATTTACCCTAATAAGCTTAAACAATTTTTCATTGTTTTCAATATACAAATTACCATAATTATCCATTCTAAGCGTAATCTTATAAGTTGTATTTATAATATTTTTAAGATTACATACCATTTGCTCCTCTCCCTTGGAGTATTTATAAAGTTCAGTTTCTCTCAGAAAATAAATATCACCTTCCTTATCCCAGCAATAATATTTCGTATTATTAATTTCCCATTCCTTGTTGTTATTAGTGTCATACTTTATTAATGATTTGCTTACTATCAAATATAAATTATCTTTATCATCTAACTTATAATTTCTTAAATGTTTAACACTATAATCGTGTAAGAGTTTCCCATCTCCATCATACTTAATTAAGTTATATTTATCTTTACTCACATAAATATTACCTTGCTTATCACACATATAATTAATAGCACCACTAACTTCCCATGACTTAGAATTATCAACATTATACACAAGTATCTTAGTGGGAAATCTCACAATTAGCTTACCCTTACAATTAATACTAAATTTAGCAGCTATATCATCCTCACTTGCTAATAAGATATTTCCATCATCATCAACTTTAACAACTTGGCACTTTTTATTATTTTTAGCAACAAAATAAAGATAATCTTACTTATCCACACTTAAACTTGAATGACAATTAAACTCCTTAGCCCATAACTTAACCCCATCCTTACTATATTTTGTAACCAAGCCATCTTTGTTCATACCATACACATTCATCTTACCATCAACAACAAAGCTACTGACATCTGAGATACTCCACATCTCAACACCATCCTTATTATATTTTGTAACTATCATAGGATTATCAAGCGTATATAAATTACCCTCAGTATCCGAGTACATATAATTAGCATTTGGTGTACGTTCACGTGGTAATATATTCACAGGCTCATTATTTTTATCATATTTTCGTAACCCTTCAAGTTTGGAACAGATAAAAATATTATTTTCCTTATCAAGAAAATAACATTTTAACTCATTAACTTTTATAACGACATCACCATTTTTATCATATTTAAGTAAAGTCTTATTATTATCATTACCAATAAGAATAACATACAAATTACCTTCACCATCAAAAAAATATTTATTATATTCAATTTTAGAATCAAATTTATACTTATAATTATCTTTAGTGATAGGCTCTATCTTTTCAGGCTCAATTACATCCCCAAGACCGTAACCTCCAGAAGCTCTAATCTCCTTAATCTTATTTGCTAAGTCGCCGAAAGACTCGTCTTTACTAGCTTGAACATTCTTGTCGACAAGAGCCTTAGCAATCAAATCCTTTCCCTTATCGACAGACTGAAAAAGCACCTTGCCCTGTTCAGCAGACAAAGCCTTATCCACTCCACCAGTAGTCAAATCATTTACCAATTCAGTCTTGAAGATTTTCTTTTCCTCTTCGCTCAAAGAATTAATATCAAACTTACCAGCTTCTCCAGCTTCACCGTTTTTTATAAAGATAGACTTTTCTCCAGTTTTATCTGTAAAAGTTACTCTGTTCCCGTTGTTTTCTTCAATAATTTTTACAGTTGGTGATATACCATCATCACCCTTAACACCATTAGTACCTGGTTCTCCCTTTTCTCCTTTAAGCTCTTTCTTTTGCTCTTCAGTAAGGTCGTCATATTTTAGTGGGTCGCCTTTCGGTCCAGGTTCGCCCCTGTCTCCTTTAAATTCTTTTCTTTTCTCCTCGATTATATATAAAGCTTCTTTTTTCTTTGCTTCAATCTCAGCTACTGCACTTTCTTTATTTGTACCGATAAGCTTTATATACTCTTGTCCGTCTCTTTCTATAGCTTGGATAGTGCTTTCGCTTTTCCCATCTATCTTTTCAAGCTGACCTTTAAGCCTTTTTTCAGACTCTTCTTCAACTTTCTTTCTTATACCGGCTAATGTTTCTCTTGTGCTTTCTGCACTTTCTTTATTTAATAATTCCTTATATCCTTGGGTAACTCTAATAATTAGGTCTCTATCGCTTGGAAAGACATATCCCCCTACACTTATATCAAGGAGGTAGTCATCTACCGCAAGATTACCCGGCATAGAAAAAGAGACTTCCGCACCTTTTACATTAGTGGTTGTCTCCCAAAATCTCCCTTGATTTGTATATAAGGCTACCTGTGCTGCCTGCCCATCAAGCTTTACCTCCCTGCCCTTGGCGTCTTGGAGGATAAAAGATAAGACTGACGACCTATCCGCCTGCTTGATTACAGTACCGCCCTGTACTTGCCTTAGATTAGTAGTATCCATCTAATCACCTTCTTTCTTGCTTTCTTTAAGTTCAGCAAATTCTTTTTTTAGTTTCTCATTTTCTTTTTGTAGACTTTGATTTTCTAAAATTAGTTTTGCATTATCGTAATCGCACTGAGCTAATCTATCAATATATATTTGTATTAATGGATCCATTCTTCCTCCTATTTAACATCTACCTCATACCTTCTCGAACCTTTCATTATCCATACACTCCCATCCCTATCTACAAAAAGTCCGTTTCCATCATAATTTTCAAGGGCTATTCCATTTGTATATTCTCTCAGTCGCATGTGGTCAAAGTGTATAATATCTTGAAATTTGCACTCACCCTTAAATCTTACTCCCTCATTAAAGCAAACTGGATGACTTTGGCCTCCATTACCAGTATAGTTCCACCTGTCAAAGGTTACATAAGGATACCATGAACTGCCATCATTATATGATATCGTAGTCCTTCCTGTCTTAAAATGCCCTATGTTAAACTTATAATTATAATCACTGCTATAATTCTTGACTACATTAATCTCTCCGAAAGTTTTATTTTCCCAACGATTATCACTCCAGCGAACCCTATTATATGACATCTCTACTCCAATATTACCAGACCCGTCATAAGTGGCAAAATCCCCCCTAACACTAACATTCCCTGTGAGGTCAATCTTACTTGCTTTAATTTTGATTTGTTCAGGCGATTGATTAATTTCTGATATAATATCACCTCTGGATACTTTTGACGAAATTCTATCCGCTTGAATACTAATTTTACTTTCCAGTCCCCTTACCTTATTACTAACACTCGCTGATATTTCATTAGCTTTAACTTTAAGCTCAGATCTAACTTCTTCAATCCCTTGATCATTAGGTGTATATATATCGTTCCAAGTTAAGTTAGGATGCCAACCCTTGACTACAGCGAGTTTTCCTTGAGGTATAACAATACTTCTATCCTTATCCGTTCCCGCTTGACTATCTTTAAAGCTTATCCTAAATATATTCGGTATTTCATTCAATTTATCATCCTTAATAACTAGTTTATAAACTCTATCTTTTTTATTAAAATAAGGATAATTCGTTATATTATCACCCTCTTTATTTCTAATCTGAAATTGTGGATATTGTAAAGTATCTTTCATTTCACTAGGTTCACAAATAACCGTATATTCTTTTATTCCCGCTTCCATTTCTACTAAATCGAAATTAAACGCTGTCCATGTGTTAGCTTTTTTATTCGAGGTAAATCTTATATCTCCATTGCTTTCTATATAATATGTCCCACCTTGAGCTACTCCTTTATCATTCTTATCAGGATACCAATATATTCCGTGACCACTAGCCCATTTCCAAGCATATTTTATTAAGTTTTTATACACTCCACTTTGCTTACTACTACTTACCTGTAAGCTTATCTCATCTTTTAACTGAGTAAATCTAGACTCATACTTACTCATATCATCCTTAAAGGACTTAACAGTAGCTTCTATCTTCTCGTTAGTTTGATTAATTGTTGTGTAGTTTTGAGTGATATAACTTTTAAGGTTATTATCTCCAAGACGGATTTTTTCTTCAGTTTCTACCTGAATTTTTACGACTTCACTAGATATTTTCTCGTCAGTTTGACTTATACTTGAATAGTTATTATTCAAATATGTTCTAAGGGATGTGTCTTTTTCATTTATATAATCTTTATTGGCTCTGATTTTCTCTTCTACTGTTTTATTTATTGAGTCTACGCTTGTCTGGATTTTACCATCTGTAATCTTTAGATTAGTCTTAAGATCTAATATATCTTTGCTTACAAGCTTGTTCCTTTCATCTTGCTGGTCTAATCTGTTATCCAAATCTCCTACATTATTTGAGACTTCTGATATACTTCCCTCAAGAGATGTCTTCGCTTCTTGTAGGTCTTTCTTGGCACTTTCAATTTCTTCTTTCCTAGCTGCTATCTCTTTGTCGGTCATACCTTGTTTGTTCTTAAGGTCTTGGATAGTGCGGTTGTTTTCTAGGTCTATATCCACATTCCTTAGGTGTAAGGTCGACCCGTCCCAATACAAGTTGTAATCTGTAGGATTATTTCCGATAATAAAGGTTCCATCTTCCAAGTTCCAGCGGACCTTTCCGCCTCTTAGAATGCCTGCTCTAATTTCATCAGCATTTACTGAATCTCCATTAAGTGCAACTCTAAAATTCCACGATCCATCATCTTTTTTGGAATTAGCTATCATTAGCTTTCCAGCACCCAAATATATGACCTTATCTGGATTCTGGTCTATGGGTTTATTGAAGCTATAAAGACCTGCTGGTAACTTATATTTATTATCTGGTTTTAGATCATATTGGTAGCCATCTTCATTATAGTAAGTAGACTCAATCATAGTAAATATAGAATCCATAAAGCTTATATCATTAATCTCATCTGCCTTACTATTAATTTGACTATCTTTGAGCCTATCACTCATTGATTTAACAATCTTATCGCCAAATTCAAAATCTAATATTTTTTTACTCAGAAAATCTTTCTTGAGCTTATAGATCCTTGTTTTAAATCTAATATCCATTGGGCCGATAATAGTTACTATCTCACCAATACCTATTCTCTCATATGCATGACCTTTGGCTCTGAGTTGTACCCTTGGCCTACTATGTTCAATCGCATATTTGAAAGTCGCTATCGCTAATTCTCTTTTATCTTCTATATCGTCAAAGTCAACAGTACAAATTCTTGGGCTACCATCAGGATAACCATAGATTCTTGTTGCTTCTTTAATTTCAATCATGTCAGAACCGATTGGTGAATGAACTGTTATACCGTCGATAGTATCCTTATAATTTATACTATCAAATTTGATTTTTCTCCCATATCCACCTGTGGCCTTCCCACTTTCGTCTGTTTTCATCTCTCCCTTGCCCCTACCTATAAAGGCGGTGAAAAGTTCATCTGAAGATGTTTCGGCAACAACTTGAACCAAATTATCCTTATATGAAAAGACCTTACCCAAGTCTTCACCTAATTTAGAATAGATGTGTATTTCTTTAGCAACAATCTTTCCATCTGAAAACTTTATGACAGGAATAAAGTCAACCCCAAATTTTTGAGCAATTTTATAAAGAGCTGACAATGAAGATTGATAGTAGAAATTAGCACTTCCTCTAACATTACAATGAGAAATACATTCCCATCCTGTCCCCACTAATATTGATGTACATACAGACCCAACCAATTTATCATTGGGCCTAATATCTCTTACAACTTTACCTTTAAGGTCATCATACATTATATGCACCCCTTTAAAGGTAATAGTATTTTCTTTCTTTATAGCATTCTTTATGCTATATAACCAAAACTTATCTTCATCTTTTACTCCATAAAAAAAAGCATCTTCTAAATCTGAAGAATACTTTACCTGACAGGTCCCACTTATTAGTCCATTAAGTTCTTGCTCTTGATAATTGGCTAATATTTTTTTATCTGGAATTGTTTTATATAAGTTTTGTGATTTATCAAAAATAAATATTCCGCTCATAACAACTTGTACCTATACTTTATTTTTATATCATCTGATACATTAGCTAAGACTTTATCTTCTGAATAAAGTTCAAATTCAAAATAGTCACTCGAAACATAATCAAGATATCTTAATACATTTTGTGAATTAATCCAAATATTCTGACCATCATAGCTAATTCTATCTCCTGAATTTACGCTCTTGTTTACGATTATTTTTTCCCCTGAATTTGGATTGTATATTCTAATCTTATCACTTGATTCATTAGCCTTAAATACAATCGACTCGATTTTGACAGGGTAATAGTCATATCTAAGGTTATTAATCCTATTATTAACTTCTATTACATCTGAATACAAGAATGGATCTGAGCAATGAATCGTAAAATACCCTATAGCAGAATTCGAATCATAATCAGGATCATCAAATCCAGAAAGTCTTCCAAATCTTATCCCTAGTTCATCTTTGAATGAAAACTCTACATCATCCTTACTCTGCAAGGCCATTGTAATAATTTTCATTTTCTCTAACCATTCCTCGTTATTCTTGGCATATAGGTAAAACTGTACCTTTATATCCCTACTTGGATAAGAAGAATTTTTTAGAACATCGCCATCTATTCCGTTGATACTTACATATTCGTTTTTAGGGGTAAATAGGCCCCTACCTTCTACATTAGTAATCATGAAGTCATCTACAATTTTATCCATCAATTTACCATTATAGGTAAGGGCACATCTACTTAACTTTTCAATTATCATAACTAAAATCTCTCCTTTAGAGCGATATTTTTATCCTGAATCCTAGTAATATCTTCTACAAATCCTTCTAATATCCTATCTCCAAAATTAAGAATTAACTCGACCGGCTTTGGACTCTCTTCATTTGTATTCCATTCTGCAAGATCAAGAGAATCAACCTTATATCTCAATGAATTATTAGCATTATTAATATCGCTATCAATATCCATTCCTGCTCTCAAATCAGCAGTTCCAAAACAATTTTCTAGTTCTGGAGCCATAGATTTTACTGTACCTTTCACTAAATCAAAATTATCTTCCAATCCTTTATTAAGTCCGCTCATTATGGCTAAACCTGCAGGTATTAAAAGCTTCTTATCATATGATATAGGTCCCTTATGCTCAGCTATCCATGAACCTATTCCTCCGACAAAACTTTTTACAGCTCCCCAGGCTGCTCTCAAACCATTTAGAAAACCATTCATAATCGCACGACCAGCTCCTGATAAATTAATTTGATGTAAACGATTAAACGAACTAAAAATGTTACTAATAAAGCCCCCAATACTTTTAACAGCACCTGCTATTACAGAAATTATAGCAGACCAAGAATTTGATAAAGCATTCGATAAAGCTTTACCTGCTGAAGATAAATTCTTGAAAAAATTAACAATCCCATTAATAGCTCCTACTATCAAATTCTTAGCATTAGAAATAACAAGCTTTATTCCATCCCAAATAGTACTCATTGCTCCTTTCAAAGCCTCGCCAGAATTAGTCATGGACTTAAAGAAAGACTTGATTCCATCAATTAGTCCTGATATTGTCGCTTTGGCAGAGCTAATAGCTCCAGTTATTAAGCTCCATGCATTGGAAAGTGCATTCTTTAAAGAACTACCTGATGAAGACAAAGCAGAAAATATAGACTTGATACCTTCAATAGCACCTGTAATAAAAGATTTAGCAGCACTAATTGCTCCCTTAATATTTTCCCATACACTTATCATTATGTCCTTTAAACTTGTACCAGCGGTTGAGAAATTACCAAATAGGCCAATTATCACTCCAACCCACTCGGCTATTTTAGTAAAAACAGGACTTAATGCTATAAATGCTTGAACTAGCAAATCAACCACTGGCTTTAAGAAATCTATAGCTAACTTGACCATATCAAAAGTAGATGCTATCCCTATAAGTATTCCTTTAAAAACTCCTCCTAGAAAAGCCCCAAGAATATCAAAAGCAGGCTTTAAAGCTTGGCTCAAAGTCGCTATCAAAGGTTGGGCAGCATTCCATAAATTTACAAAGGAATTAATAACTATATCAATGGCAGGCTTTACTATATTCATCATAGTTTCAAATCCACTTTTAATAGCTGGAATCAATGCATCAATTAGTACCGATATACCAGAAAAATTTAACCTACTAAGCCCTGAAGCTATACTCTCTATTACTGGGAAGATAGCTTGAGCAATACTATTAAAAAGGTCAGGTAATTTATTAAAAGCCTGCATTAGTGAATCAAAAACTGGTGCTAGGTTCGTTTTAATCGAATCAAAAACCGTAAGTATAGGTGAAGTATCACTAAGACCAATACCCAATGCTTCCAATAATTTCTTACCATATTTTATAAAATCAGGAGCTAAGCTATTAAAAGCTTCTCCTATCATGCTAGGTAATGAAGATAAAACAGTAACAACCATTGGAATCAGATTACCAATCAAAAAAGTCTTGGTAGTCTCAATTAAATGTTGTGTACTAGGTCCAATTGCTTCTCCCAATGCTAGGTTTCCTAACAAATCTAAAGCTGCAGCCTTCATAGCATAAAATGAACCTGATACAGTCTCTGAAGCTTCTTTGGCCGTAGTGCCAGTAATATCTAGGTTTGTTTGTATAGCATGTATAGCTTCATATACATCTGATAAATTATTTATGTCATATTTAACTCCTGTTAGCTTTTGAGCATCAGCCAAAAGCCTTTCCATCTCACTTTTCGTACCACCATACATAGTACATATTCATTATGATTCGTTAGTTCATAACCGTTATTAACTGCTGTATGTCACCATACAGATTAGACTATATCTTATGCATTTGCATCCTAGCGCTTCCATTCACCTGAATGTACTCTACTCCATTAAAAAAGCACCTATTTGGATGCTTAATCTGTTTCGATAGTCGTTACATTTTATTATGTTTGATTCTATTGCCATTTAAATATTCTATTAAAAACCCTCTTGTAATTCCACGTCTACCTATATTTCTATCTTCTAACCTCAAAGATATATTAGATAAAGAGCAATTAAAATAGTCAGCACATTCAGAAATACTATTAAAGTATAATTTATTAATTATATTTCCCCATCCTATATGACCACCTCCACGCTTCTTTCTAAATTCCTCAAATTGTGTTACCAGGATTTTTTCACTCCTAACACCATTTGTCTTAAAACGTGAATTTTGTTCAGAATAAGTAGCCCATCTAAGATTTTTTAAATCATTATTTTCTCTGTTTCCATCTGCGTGATCTACAGTAGGCTTATTTTCTGGATTTGGTATAAATGTTTCTGCAAGTAATCTATGAATAGTAACTTTGTTAGATTTATTATCTTCCCATAAATCAACCGTAAAGTACCCATTATTTTTATTTTTATATGACTTTTTTAAATGTCCAGTATTATCATTTCTTACCTGACCTAATTCATTAATAGAATAATTTTTAAATCTTGACAATTTTACCCAAATCATTTTATTACCTCCACATGGTTATATAAGCACTATATACTAACCACGTACTAGGTTCAATAATAAAACACGGTATTGTCTATTAATATTTTATTAGAGTTCTACCGTTTTCACTAGGTTTATACTCGGCTATGGATTTTCTACCGAGTTTTAAGTTATCTAACATTGTGTAATTGGATTTACTAAAGCCCTGATATGCATTTTGTATATCCTGCATATTAGTGCCCATCTTGTTGGCATTATCACTCATATCAACCATTGCCATATTAGAAATCTCTGCAGCTTTTGATGTATCTCCTCCCAAGGACTTAATCAAAGCAGCTGAAAAGCTAGTAACTTGGCTCATATACTCATTAGCACTAACTCCACTAGTCCTATAGGCTTCACTTGCATAAGCCCTTATTTTAGAAGCTGAATTTTTAAACAAGGTCTCAATACCGCCTATGCTTTGTTCAAGGGCGGCCCCTTGTTTAACAGAACTAGCTATAGCTTTACCTATACCTGCAGCAGAAATTACTTTAACTGCCATACCTACTAATTTAGATCCTAAACTAGATCCTGCACTTTCTCCAGCAGAACCCATCCCTGGCATTATAACAGAGCGGATTTTATTAGCTATTCCTTCTGCAGAAGGAACAATCTGCACGTAAGCTTTTCCTAAATCAGCCATACTTACCCTCCCTTCTTAATAGCTTCAATGGCTTTCTTTCTCTCATTTTCAAAATCCTTACCAGAAGAAAACTTGATGCAATTATTTTGTTTAGAATTATCTGAATACATATGTTTGAGGACTGGCTTTGGCTTATTCTTGTTTTTCTGGCCATCTTTACTCTTAGACCAAACCAACCAGTTATTAGCATCTAAAATGCCTGCAAGTAACATAGTCTCATCAGAAAAATTCTGTCCGCTTATTTTCATCTTAACTCTGGAATTATTTCTAAGACCTTTGCAAAAAACAGCCACCTTATACAAAGGCAGCTGCTTATAATCATAGATTCCATAAGTTTCTGCTAAATCACAAATCAATGAATCTTCATCAAATTTTATAACTCTAGCAAGGATACTTAGTTTTTTAATTCTTTAGTATGTGTAAATATATCTTCTATTTCTTTCATCACATCTTTAGAATCAACATGACCATCTTTTTCTAAATGGGCTAAAAGTTTATCCTTTTGTTCTTTTCCTAATAAAGTTTCAACCAATTTAGGTGCTCTATATGGCTTTTCGTCAATATCTGAAATTAACTCAAAAAATCTATAATCATTTAAAATCTTTTCATCAATTTCATAGGTAAATCCACTTTTTGTCTTTCCCTTAATCATGCTTTTCTCCTGATGAAATAATATATTCATAATGAGTATTTCCATCTGTGTCCGGATTAGCTTTTAAAGTAGTTTCATAACCAACTGCATCTTCATCTGTGTAGGCAATCTCTCCCACTTCCGATACAGAAGCATTAGGTATAACTATCCTTTTCAAAATTCCATTCTTTAACATCATATCAATTACAATGCTATGGGCTTCCAATGGCTTGGAGTTTGCTTTTATCTTAATTCCAGTCTTTAGATCACCTTCTACATTGCTAGCTCCATATACTTCCTTCAACACATCAAGATTAGTATTTTCTATAAGTGTATAGGTAAAAGAATCGCTCCTACCTGTATATAGAGTTAATACTGTATCTCCTCCCCAAGCCTTTAAATCGTCAGTCTCTCTTTCATCAGCATTTGTTAGACCATCTTCTGATATATATCCTAAATTCTTAAATGCAGGATCTAACTGACTCATTGCATCAGTAGGTAGTTGTGTTCCCAATGGAGCCGATTTAATTCCGCCCCCAATCTTAGGCTTAGCCCAAGAAACTAAATTACTATTAGACATATAACCTCCTAAAAATAAATTTCATATATAGCTTGATATCTATACTTCTTTGTAGAATCATCAGTAAAATTATAATCTGAAACTAGTTTTACTGAACCTATTTCTTCTAGTGCTGATAGCTCACTAACAGCACTTTTCAATTCTTCATTAAGCTTAGCAGCATCTAATAGGCTAGATCCATAACTTTGAAAAGCTAAGCTAACCCTATTAATAAGATTTGTCTTAGAAGAGCCAACTCTTTCAAATCTAACAAATCTACTTTCCTTAAATCCATCTTCTAAGCTTAAAACTACAGGGCAATCCAATCTCTTCTCTAAATAATTAAGAATAATAATTTCAATCATCACAAACTCTTGACTAAAGTATTATTCTTTAGATTTTTATAGTAAGCCTTAGGACTATCAGCTTTAACCATAGCATTAGCCCTGGTCTTTCCAACTATCACATCCATTTTAAAGCCGTCTCCAGCCCTATTTAGAACCTTTTTTGCTTCATCTTTTAGAACATCTTGCATTTTGTTACCCTTGAGTAGTTCGGAAACTCCTTTCCTATTTAATTTAAACTTAACTTTACTCATATGCTTCAACCCATACTTTCTTATTCCATGATAAGGGAATCAAGTGATCAATACCTTCAAGTTCCTTTCCAAAAACCCTAAACTTTTGACCAAAGAACTTCACCTCTTGGCCTTCCCATATATTATCATCACCCTTTGGTATGGCCAAAACATAAATCGCTTTTTTTCCATACAAATTCATTGAATCAACAATATCATCAGATGATGCTGGAGCTACGAGTACATTATTAACTACTTTTTCAATATCCTCATAAATAGGAGCATGAAAGGCATCTGTACCTACTTTTTTCTTATTAATAAGAACAATATCAATCCCTCGTATTCTCGCCATAGATATCAATCACTCCATATCTTTGTCTTCTCAGACCAAGCCTAGCAAGCTCAGATTTCTTAATAAAAAGACCTCCTCCAGGAACTAGAAAAGTACCAGACCAGGTATAACCTAAAGCCGATTCACTTGTTTGGGTCATTGGCTCTGAATCAGTAGATGTCATAAGAGTTCTTGCTACAACATCAACAATTACAGACTTTAACACAGACTTATAAGCTTCACTATCCTCGCTAAGAACATCTATGTCCTTACCTACCCTATCAGCTTCAATCCTTAGTGTGTTTTCTATAACAGGTATTAAATTCTTTACCCTATCAACTTCCTCTGCATTTAAAGGTCTCCATAAACTAATAACATCATCCACGCTTACATAAGTTGTCATTTACTGCTCCATTAATAAAGCATATAGTTCATCCTTGGTCGATTTTTTATCATATTCAATACCAAGGGCTACAAGCTCATTTTCTATATCAGCCTTAGTAAACTTCTCATTGGACGAACTTTGATTCGTTACTTCAAGCTCGCTATCTTCTTTCTTAGTTTCTACTACTGATTTTTCTGCTTCATTGTCCTTATCTTCATAATTTATCCAGTTTGCACCAGAAATGAGAAAAGGACTATCAATGATAGCCCTAGTCTTTGTATTATAATATTTAGTCATTTCTAAGCACCTTTGATAATTGCAAAGTGCTCTGGACTTAGGATTCCCCAACCTATATAGGTTTCAGCTCTTAAGTAAACTTGGTTATATCCCTTTAGGTCCTTACCAGAATTATCAGGATCACCATACTTAATTACTTCAAGAGGTATTTGTTTTGCATAGCCCCACTTAAACATACTAGCAAAATCACCAATATAAGCCTTAGTAGTTCCTCCATTAGCTACAGTCCTATTTACATCGAGATTAACTCCATTAAGATTACCAGGATTGCCTCCCCATCTTAGTTCTGGATATAGTCTTGCACCCTTTCCTTCTCCATCAACAGTCTCTTTTGCAAGAGCAGCCCTAAAAGTAGTATCTATAGCTAGACCAGTTACATCACCTTCAGCACCTTCTACAAGGTCAACTGCACTCTCGATTGCTAGGTCTGGTTTGCTACCGTCAAAAGTCACAGTTTGTGTAACCTTCTTGTCAAAGCAATTATTGCCTATGATATCTGATGCAGCATTTTTTCTAGGGTTAAATCCATGAAAAGCCATAATATCTATGCCCTTAGCAAGCTTCTTTGAATATCCATCATTGAAGGCTTTTAATATATTTATTTGTTCCTCTTCAGAGGCATAAATAAATTCATCCGATACCCTTGCACCATATTCAACCTTGATTGGTACTACCTTAATAACATCTAAACTAATACCACCTTCAGTTTTTTGGCCATTTTCTGCAACTATATCAATTTCATTATCCATAGAAAAAACAAATTCCTTAAGACCATTAAAAGGTATAGGCTTTTGAGTTGATAACTTAGCCAAAGATGACCTACCTTGTACCTTTGAAATTAAATCACTTACTAAAACTTCTGGAAATAATGTTCCTTTACTTAAAACTGCCATATTTTATTCTCCTTCTGTATTTAAATTATTTAATAGATCCTTTAATGCACCATCCATATCATCTGGATTTTTATCCTCATAGTTTCTTAATGGTGGCACATGATCTTTTTTTCCGACAAACTCTGCCAATCTCTTAGCATCCTCTGCCATACTCTCCTCATCATCACCAATAATCCTATCAGCTAAGCTATAAGGAATATCATTTTTTATGGCTACCTTACGTCTAAGTTCAGCCTTTTTATAAGATTCTATCTCACCTTCTAGGGTTGAAATAGTAACATCTTTTTCCTTTACTCCCTCTAACTGCTTTTGATAATTGGTGTTTTCATCTTTTAGGCCAGCATTCTCAGATTTTAGACTATCAATTAGGCCCTGCATTTCTTCCTTTGCTTTTTTCTCTGCTCTCTCTAGCCTGTCTTTGAGTATCCTGTCTAATTCTTCTTGACTTTCAATTACTTTAAAATCGCTCATTTTCTCCTCCCATTTGCCCGTGTCCGGTAATTTTTATATTAAAAAAGCAAGTGTCAACTAATAGTTTACACCCACTTTAATAACTGATTCTTTGTTGATTTTTCTCTTTTATTTCTATACATGACCAGTGTGCCAAAAGACATGAATCCATCAAGATGATATCCATATCTTCAAACTGACTCCTGTATCCAAAACCACCTGCAGAGCCTATATTTCGCTTTTCACAGTTAGTAACAACTTGACTTAGTGATGGTTGGTCTAAGTGGCAAATGCTCTTATCATAAATAGCCTGCTCCCATAAGGAGTTAGCCTTTATAATCTCTTTAACAGTTGGTAAAGTCACCTGTCTAATACCTGCCCTTTTTAACTGCTCTTCTAATATATCCTGCCTGCTAGCACCATCAATAACTACACTGATAGGTTTAGTTTTCTTCAAAAAATCAACAATCCAATCATTGCCATTCCTTATTGACTGACAATCAATAGATTCTATAAATATCCTATTGGATAGGGTCTTAACAGCTATGGATAAAGCTACATTCCTGCCATCATTGCCATACTTTATACCAACATGGAGCTTTCCAACCAAGCTAGGCAACCTTGTAAGTTTAAGTCTATCCCAATCCAGCTTTGAAATAACTGATTTTTGATTATACTTAACCCAATAGCCAAGCCTTTGAATATTAAAATCTGTCTCATCAGGTCCAATCTCTTCCTCGACAGCTCTTTCCCTTAACTTATATCCCATAGATGGATTAGTCTTGTACCAAGCATCAATATCATAAGGATTAGTCATCTCACTTACAGACCATTCTGCCCAGCCATTGTGGTTTTTCCCACCACTAAGGATAAGATCCCTATACTTGCTAAAAACAGTACCGCCAGATACCAGTGTAGGTGGAGTACCACACATAAGAATCATAGGATTATCAGAGTCTGTAACAGTATATTTTAAGGCTGATTCTTGACCTTCGGTGTATTCCTGGGCCTCATCTATAACAAGCAAATCAAAGCCTTCACCAAGACCTCCTGTCTCTGTTCTGGTCCTAAATTGGATAACACCGCCAGTTTTTATTAACTCAATCATTTCTTGTCCCTTGGCTTTTATTGATTTGAAATCAACCTTATCAACCAAGCCCATCTTCTCTAAATACTTTTTAAGTTTCTTAAAAGATGAGTGTGACGTAGAAATTCTATGAGCGGTATGGATGATATTTTTACCATCCATTAAAAACCAAAGCTCGGCCATGTAGACTATCTCGGTCTTACCATTCCTACGTGGTACTGCGTAACCAAATTTAGAGTGAGTCCATAAACCATCATCATTAACTGCAAAAATATCTTTAATAAGCTTTTCTTGCCATGGATAAGGACTTAAACCAGTCTTCTTATAGATATCTATAGCTTCTTGGCCAAGACTCTTTTCATAATCAAGTATCACCGACTGGCTGGGAGTCTGACAACCATATCGAACCATCAT